TATAAAAAGTTAGCACTTGGGCTTGAACGTCGCGCAAGACGCTCAGGCAAGAACAGTGCAGAATACGGGCGCTACATTGCCCTGCTGGAGACTGCTCTGCATTGCTCCGAACTGGCGCGGCAAAGATAGTCACGCTGGTAGCCACCGACCCTCGGGAACCCGCAGCCAGAAAGGCTTTGCAAAAGCAGAGCAGCTGACTAAACACAACCAAGGCACAAACATGACCCCAGAAAACTTTAAGCACCGCCGACAAAAACTCGGCCTGTCACAGGCCGCCACCGCGCGCCTGATGCGCATGGGCAAGCGCGGCGCCCAAAACGTCCACAGATGGGAAGTTGGCTCCAGCCCGCTGCCAGGCTGGGCTGCGGTCATCATGGAGATCGTCAGCACCGGCACGATCCCGAACCTCGATGAGATCAAAAACCCAAAACGAGCCGAACGACCTGAACAATAATATCAATCACAGCACAATCTCCTCACAGTTGGCCTACTTTTTAAACGCATCCGGGTTACCCTTACGACCAGAAAACGGATTTTTGCCCATTCGGTACGGATAGAGCGGACATCTCGACAGCTCGCACTCTTTGACTAGGTAGGGGTACCCGCCGACACAGTCCACGCAATTCTCTCGTATAGCGCGGAGCAATGGACGCTTTTTGTGGCCGATCTGCTCCAGTTCTATCCTATCCTGCGTCATCTTGTTCCTTTCATCGAATACCAGCACTGCAACATCGCCCGCTCGAAGTCCCGCTTGACCGTCTGCGGGTGCGACCCCACGATCCGCGCCACCCGTGACCAAGCAGGCCCACGTCGCCGCCGGACGGCGCTGTGCGCCACCGCCCACACCAGCTTCGCGTCGTCCGCGTCCAGCACCCGCGCCAGTTCCAGTGCGGCGTCGTACCGAAAGATCTCAGCCGCGTCCGCCGGCCCAGGCCGAACCTCGGCATCGGAATACCCGTAAGCCAAATTTACATCGGGCGCATAATCGGGCCACGCCACTCGATACCGCGTCCGCATGACGCCAGGCAGCTTCCGCTCAGTCTCCGCCGCCTCAAAAAACAGACCCGGCATCCCTGCCACGTCGCCAACGTGTCGAAGCAATCTCTCAGCGTCCATCTCAACCTCGACCCACAAGTTGCGAAGTGCGTCCCAAACGCAATGAAGTTCGGAGTGTCGCGTGCGCCCCGATTGCGCTCCGATGCAATCGGTGCGCTCGTGCGCTCCGAACTAGTACGGTAAAATCGGGCGCGCGCACTTTTTGCGCTCCGATTGCGCTCCGATTTGCGCTCCGATGAAACCCCCAAAATTCACCTACTTTTGGTTGTATTTCAGTCATCCATTGCACCCCGATATGACGTCGGTACCTTGCTCAGATCGACAAACAATCCGTTCTCATCGCGTCGTCGTTCCGGGTTGCGATACGCAGACTCGTATAACAAGCCGGAAGCTATCCATGTCCGCAGGATGGATTTGGCTGACGCCTCGCTGACGCCCTCATCAATCAACAGGTCACCGGCCCAGCGTGTCGTGTTCCGCTGCCGCATCAGGATGTAAAGCTGACCGTCAGGCAATCCGCGCTCGATCTCGACCAGCACCTTCTGTCCTGACACTGCCCCAAGTTCGTCAAACGGATCCGGCGGCGACCACGGCGCCAGGACGCCTACCCAATCGCCTTGGGCAAGTTCAACAGAGTGCCGCTCAAACCACACCGCGTCACTGGAAGGCGCAGACATATTGCCCTTAGCGTCGTCCACACGGACGTACCACGATCGCCGCGCAGGCAGGATGCCGAAGCCTTCAGCCTCCTTGTCCGACATCGGCGTGATGGTGCGGGCTGACCGCACGGCACCGGCCAAAGCGCCGGCGCCTCGCGCAGTGTTTATGTCGCCAGCCACGGCCACGAACCCAGACGGCGGCTTGCGTGTGTGGTGGACAAGATCAATCGCCGCATCGCACCGCTTTGCTACATCAGCAAATACATCAAGAACGGCGTCTATCTGCTTGTTATCGTTCTCTTCCGCGTAGTGCGCCTTCACCAACGGATCGACCTGGAGCAGCCCGATGTCCAGCCGCTGCATCTGCTCGATGACCTGCTCCGCCGCCACTGTCGGTGCCACAATGCCGTCCATTGGCTCGGCCACGATCATCTTGCAGTCGCGGCCGCTATCGAGAAATAGCCAGCCTTCCAACTCACCGGGATCGATGTCAAACCGCTCGCATATGGCCCACGCCCGCCGCAACAGTTCGTCGCGCGGATCTTCGAGGTTGTAATGCCACACACGAACCCGCTCACGCACTGGTACGCCTAGCAGGTCACGCCCGGTCGCCAACGCAATGGCCTCAGTCAATTCCAGCGTCGTCTTGCCCACGCCGCCAGGCGACACGGTGGCCGACACATATCCACGGATCAGATGCTTGCCGTACAGCCACCGCCGCGGCTCCACGCCGCGCATATCGGCAGCACTGAACACAGACGCCATAACGCGCACAATGCGACTCTGGACCCCATCCAAGACCGCCTGACGGCCCTCAGACACCCACACGTCGTTCCAATCGGCACCAACTGCATCAGGCATCACGATATAGTCCGGCTTCGCCTTCCTCGCACCGTCCATGCCCGCGCCGCTTGCGTCATTATCAGCCGCAATCACGATCTCGGCGCGCGGCCACGCAGCCCGCAGCCCCTCAACCACCGGCGCAAGATTGCCAGCGTCGAACGCACAAACGGCGCACTGTCCGGTCGCCTCATATACAGACGCCGCAGTGGAATAGCCTTCCGCCACATAGATCACGCCGGATGGGCGCCCCAGCATGAAGAATCCGCCCTTTTTGCGACCGCCGGCCAAAAACCGCTTCTCGCCGTCAGGCCCAATAGTCTGGCGTGAAATCACCTGCCCGGTGCTATCCACGATCGGGATCAGCAGCTTGTCGCCATCCAGCAGCAACCCGTGCGATCCGACCTGCTTGGCTACCAGGTAAGGATGATCGACCGCGAACTCTGCCGCGGCGATGTCCTGCTCCGCCTGGGCCGCTGCCTCAATGCGCCGCGCCTCGATCTCTGCCGCCTGCCGTTCACGCGCTGCGCGGAGCGATTGCTTCTCGCTCACCGTCAGGGCGCCAGCCTCACGACTGCACCATGACTGCTGCCCCCGACCTGCCTTCCACGAACCAAACGACCCGTACAGGATGCCGTCCAACTCGGACAGCACATACCAGCCCGACGTATTCTTTCCGCGCGCCTCGCCGTCAGGCACACGATGGATCTGGTCATCAGCCACCGCCATGCCCGACAGGCGCAGACCGAACGCTGATGCTGCGTCGGTGAAGTCGCGCACCGCCTCCAAGCCGCTCACCTGCGGGCGTATAATTATCTCAGGTATCGCGACCATCAGTAGCCCTCACCCATCAGATTTTCTCCAAGGCATCGATCAAACGGCCCGTCTTTCGGCGGGGCTTGTTCCGTCGATCTAATCCATTCGGTCATGTCTCTGTCCGCTCCATTCATTCCGGTCTATCTACGTAAAACGGTTCAAGTTTGTCTGGATGCGGCACGCTCTCAGCGGGACAGGTCTGGCAACGGAAAAGGGGTGTGCAGCGATAAAGGACGTTCGTTGCCAACCCCACCCGTTTCCAATCATGCTCGCAGTCCGCATCGCCTTTGCGGGCGTATGCGTCGATAACCGTCTGCAATTCGTTTCGCATCACAGGCTCCTAAATTCCGTTGTCTCTCAGGTATTGCTCTATCTTCTCGTTCCGCTCGATGCGCGATCCGGGCGGGACCACTTGTTGCGCCCATTCGATCCATTCGAGGTATTCGCAGACCTCACATTCGGTGCATTGTTCGTCCAGATCACAGGCAAAACGTTTTTCCATTCTCGGCCTCGTTAGATAATAATTGCGGCGGTCTTCTCGCGGAGGTGCGCGGGAATCTTGTTGAGAACGTCGGCAAAAGTCGCCTTCGGGATTTTACCGTTCATTTCGTCCCGCAGGCCGTCTCTGTCTGCAAATTCATGCGTCCAGACAGGCCGACCCAACACCGCCTCGACGGCCTGATGGAACCGGCTAAAGGGGACGCAGAGTTTGTTCTGTTCCATCTGAAACGCTGCGATTTCCGCGTCGGTCCAGTTTTCCCATTCCTTGCTGTCGTGCATGGCGATGGCCTGTTCTTTGGTCAGTTGTTTCATGTCTCTATTCCCTCCCTTACCAACTTCTGTGAGGCTGCTCGTTCACCTGGGCGACGTCCGACGCAGGAAACGCGGTTTCGTTGTGATACTCGTCCCGAACGATGACGAACGCGCCTTCGTATCGGAGCGACTTGGTGTAGCTGCCCCCCGCCCGGCCTTCGTGCGGGAAGTTATGCACTTTCCCGTCTTTCATCGTGATTGTGATATTGCTCATTATTCCTCCTGTCGGCTCGTTTATGTTTCGCTCGGCGCGACGTAGCAGTCGCCATACCCGGCGCATCCGTGTTCCTGGCATTCGCTGCGATAACACTTTTTCACCCGACCCGATCCGCCGCACCGATAGCACTCTCCATTGCCGCCGCTTCCGCGACATGCGTGACATTCCCGGCCTACAGGATCAGGGGCAGGGCGTCGGAATAGATTTTTTAAAAATCCCATGCTGCGCTCCTGCTATTCCGCTGCGCGGCGGTTCCAGCGTTCCGCCGCCAGGTTCTCATGTTCGCATCGATAGTCGCTAGACCTCGCGCCGCAACCTCGGTCCTCTTCAGGCTGATCCTCTGTCCGGCAGATGACATACAGATCGCCAATGCCGTTCGATATCAGCCGGGGTTCCGTGTTTCCGCAAAACGGGCAGGGTTTTAGCTTTTCCATTCTCGGCCTCCCTAGTGGTCCTGCAAAATTGTGATTTTGTGAAAGACAAGAACACCGCTGGCGGCATCTTCCTTCGCATGAAAAATAGCGCCGCTTCGCATGGCAATCAGAACATCGCCCCGGATAGGGCACATCGAAACAATCTCAGGGTGAGAGAAATGCACTCCCTCGACGCGCACCCGTTTCGGGCCGGTGATCCATCTCCAAAATCTTTTCATCTCTCTATTCCCTCCCTATCGGTATCGGTCGAAGTCGTCGGCGAAGGCTTCTTCACGCGCCCATTCGTCGCGGTCGCGCAGGGCTTCCGATAACTCCCGGTCGCACTCCTGTCTC